GCCACAGCGACCACCACCAACTTGCACAGTGGTTACTACACCGGGTGCTTTGTTTTTGATGCGTTCGCAGTTCACTCTTGTACGGTCTGAGCAGGCTGTGAGGGTGATTGCGAGCAGGCTAATCAGGGCTAGGCGTTTCATCAGGTTGCTCCGATGTCCTCAATCAGAATGTAGGAAGGGTTTGTGGCTGCAGCTTGCAAAGAGTTGTTTGCGTTGTCACCGAACGAGCACGAGATTTTGTAGGTGTGACTGCCTGCTGTTGGTGTAAACACAGCAGAGACGACGCGTCCTTGAGGTGACGATCCTGCAGCAAAGATGGTTTGTGATGCAATGAGCGTTGCGCCTTCATAGATCAACAAGGCCACGTCGCAAGCGTTTGCTCCGAGCGTGAACTGTGCCTTTGCGCTGATTTTAATTCTGCGACTAGCAACATAGGTCTTGGTGCTTGTCAAGCCTGTGAGGTCACGCACAGCACCCGACGCAATGCCAGTCTGGTTTGCTGTTACTTCGACATAGTCGATTTGTCCCCACGGAAGGTTGTTCATCTGGGCTGCAGTTAGAACTGCTCCACTGACGAATGTTGTGTTTGCTGCCATTGTTTGCTCCTTAGAACGATAAAAGGTTCTCGTTTAGAGTACCGAAAATAGGGTCATCGAGGGTGAGATACGCGTTCGAGTCGGCTGACTCAAAGGTGTACGTCACGATGTGAGACCCCGGTGTGATGTTGTGTGAGATGCCAGACACGATGAGCGTCTGAGTGTCCGATAGTGGTGTTCCTTCAACAAAGTATTTCTTGACAGTGCAAACATCTGTCAGGTCTAGCAAGAGACACTGATTTTGTTTGTCAAGTGACAAGGGAAGTAATTGTGTTGAAAGACCTGTGTATCGAAGGACTGGTTGTTTGTATCTGCCGAGCAGATAATTGCCAAGGCCAGCGACCTCGGTGGTGGTGGAGTTGAGAAGGTTTGTATCTGAATACGTTTGTGTCTGGTATTGGGCGATGCTGTCAGCGTTGGAGGCAATCTGTGCAGCTCCTGCCGGGGATTGCGTAACGATGTAGTTATAAAGCAGTTCATCACCGAACTGGTTTGTCAAGGTTTGATAGGGGATGCCACTGGCTTCAACATCAAAGGCTGCTTTGATAGTCGGGTTCAACACTGCCGAGCGACCCTTGAATGTAAGCGTCCCTCCTGACGACATAAACAGAAAACCTTGCTCAGAGGTTGTGATTGTTTGCAGATAGTTCAGCAGTGGAGTTTCTGCAGCGATTGAAAAGTCTGCTGATGCAGCTGTGCCTCCGAGAGTTGATGATCCAGTAGCGATTGAGCGTGGCCCTTGATAGTTCACCTCTGTGTAGTCGAGCACTGTGTTGACGCGTGTTGAGCTGACTTCTTGTGTGGTTGTGTGAGCGTTCAGGTTGATAGAGGCGAGCACGGTGAAGTCGTCTGCACATGTGGCGTAGGCCATGTCGTTGAACGCAAGGTCGTATTCAATGTTCCAGTCTGTGATTAGTCCTGTGTAGATGGCTTTTTCGTTTGCATAGATTTGGATTGGCAATCGAGGCACGATGCCAGTGACGTTGCCGGTGGTGTTCCAATACGGCGAAGATGTGTTGAGAGGGTCAAAGTCTCTGTTCTTGTTGTAGAACGACACTGTCGCTGTGCCTGCGTTGAACTCTTGCAACTGGCGTGAGCGTCCACGGTTGATGTTGATTGACTGCACCGATGACGTCACATCTGCAAACTGGATGCCACCGAGAGTGCCTGTGTTCAACTTGCCATAGACAGCGTCATCCAACTGGAACGGTGTTCCGTAGTTAGTGGTCGTCTGAAATCCGACAAGGACTCGAATTGTGGGCAGGGTCATGCGCTGACAAACACCTGACCTGAGAGGCGTTCAGCACTCTTGATTGCCTCGATGATGTCACGGCCTACTTGTGCAGGGTTAGACACAAGACCAGCATTGACTTGGATGCTGATTTGGTTGACTGTGCCTTGCGTGGCTTGAGCACCGGCAAGGTTGCCACCAAGGAAAGCACCTGCACCGATGTTGCCGAAACTGGTTGCCGAACTAGCGAGTCCTGCAAGGTCTTGGTTGAGTTGCGTGACTGCTCCAGCGTTAGGAACGGCAATCATGTGATCCGTGACTTCAACGCCTGCTTCTGGGCCAAGGTTGATGAGCTGTGCTAAGCCAGCCTGACCAAGTCCTGCGTTGATGAGATGACCAAGGTTTGATGCAAACTTTTTAGCGTCCTCAATCTGCTTCTGAAAGACAGTGAGGTAGTTACTCTTTGAGCGTTTAGTGCTTGCCGATGCCACATCTGACTCAGCCTGTGCGACGCGTTCTAAGGCGTTTGCGTAATCGTCGGCCTGTGCTGCAGGGTCAATCTTTGCGAGGTCTGTATAGGCTTGTGCGCGTGTCTTGAGAGCATCTGACAGTTCATCCTCGGCATCCTTTTGAGTTTTGACAGCCTCAGACAAAGAAACAAAGCCAGTGATTGACTCGGCTTGAGAGTCACGGAAAGAGTCGTAAGCATCTTGTGCTGACTTGACCTTGTCCTTAATTGTTTGCAAAGCAGTGCCAACTCGATCACGCAACGTCTCTGCGTAGTCTTTGGCCTTCTTTCGTGCTGTGTCCTGCGTTCTTGCCAATGCTGCAAGTTCTTCCTTGGTTGGCTTCAGACCGTTCTCGTAGGCCGACATCATCTGACCCTCAAACGCACGGAACTGGCGCGACAAGTTACGAGTTTCGGTCACTGCTGCACCGGCAGTGTCGGCATAGCCCTTGACTGCGTTGTTTAAGAATCCAATCTGCTGAGTGGCTGGCAAGACGCGTGTGACCAGTTCAAAGATTCTGTTTGACCAGCCTTTGGTCTTACCTTCAGCACCGATTGTGGCTTCAGCAATCTTGGAGGCTGCAGTGGCGTAGTCACCTAAGACCGGGGCAAGTTTGCCACCGACGGTCTCATACAGCTCGTCGGTTGCAATCTGAAGTTTTTTAAATCCACCCTCGGCAGAGTTTGCTGCAGCATCAGCTGCACCTTGGAACGTGTAGCCAAGCTCACGCGTAATCGCGTCAAAGTCTTTGGTCTTGACAGCGTTCGCATCAAGCGACACACCAAGCCGTGTGAGGGCTGTGACGTTGCCACCCTGAGCTTTGGCGAGTGCAAGCGAAACTGCTTGCAAGTCTTTGCCTGTACCGGCAGAGATGTCGAGAGCAAGGTTCATCAAGCTCTGAGCCTTGGTGACATCGCCGGTGGCCCTCACAAGTGTGGCTAACGATGGACGAAGTTCTCCGTCTGACACTGCCTTCTGGAACTGCATCTTGCTGATGGTGTCTTCAATGGCTGCAACCTGTGCCTCTGACGCGCCTGTCGAGTTGCGAACGGCAAGAGACAACTGCTTCTGCTGTGCCTCATCCTCAGCGAAAGCCTTGACAGCCTTTCCGATCTGTTGCGCGACGGCAGCTGCAGACACGCCCATACCGAGCTGTGTTTTCATCAGACCCTTGAGAGAGAGGTCTGCTTTCTTTGCGCCTTTGTCGTCATACGTGGTGACGAAAGGCAAAACGATGTTTGCCATTAGAGAGCCTTCCTACGGTTGAAGTCTTCAATCACATTGTTGAGGATTATGTGTGCTTGTTCTCTGAGCATTGGCATGGCTGATTCTGCACCGGGCCACATGTAACGCGATGCGCCCTTTTTGCCTTTGCGCTCACCGTCTTTGTGTGCTTTGTCTTGGTTGTCAAGGTTTTCAACAAACGCTGAGTCGGATGGGCCTGAGCCTGCGTTGTCGTAGATTGCCCCTGCAGGATTCGCTTGATAGATGCTCATGATTGCGTATTGCTTGCGACCCATGCGTGACTTGCGTGTGCCACCACCAAACTTGACTCGGATGCCACGCAGGATTGCTTCCTTGCGCCAGCGTGTAGCACCACCACGACCCTTGATCAGTTCGCCTTTCAAGATGTTTGAGTCGCCACTGTTGTTGAATGGCGTGAGGTCGGGGTCAAGCCACAAGGCATAGTCCTTGATGCTTTTGATGGTTGGCGCAGCTGCGCG